GGCAAACCTTCTTGCGTTTCCCACTTGCTGATTGTTGTCTGTTTCCTATACGCGATTTTCTTGAGAATGATATTGCCTTCATCATCAGTTCCCCAAACCTTTTCGAAGAGAGAGAAACCAAAAGGAAACATTGTGCATATTTCCTTCAAGAGATTGTCCCAGGTGCGGTCGAGTTTGTTGAACAGATTGTCTTCAACGAAGTCTGTGATTTCCCACGCCTGTTCGTCGATTTCACCGTCTTCATCTTCTGGCGGTTTGACAGACCAGTTCGTTGCACGAATAGGGAGTTCGAGAGCGAGAAGGACAGCGTTGATTTGTGCGTCGGTTCGTCTCATCAAATCGAACTTCTGCATTCCAGAGAGACCAGACAATTCTTGATTGTAGTCTTCCGAAATGATACCTTGAATCAGATTGGTTCCAGAACCACCCAATTCGCGATTCATTCGAAGTGACGATTTCCCCGTGTCCGCGTCCTGTGCGTGGCTCTCTTTGAGAGAAGCGGAAGTTGGTGACATTTGTGTCACCTTTGCTTCTCTCTTCGCCGTCTTCTTCTTGACCATAATGGAAAAAATGATGAACTAAAATTGTTTTGAAAGAAAACTTTTCCCGTCGCTCTTCGTCCTCTCACTGGGTTTTTTCGAGAAATTTGAAGACGCTTCGATTGCTTTATTTGCCGACTTCATAAATGCTTCGTTCATATTACGAACGGAATCGAAGTTTGCAACAGGTTGTCCAAGCTTGACAAGTCAATATCTCAATGCGTCGCACGCGTGGTCTTCCAGTTTGGAATCCATATCTTCCACATTTGTCTTGTCGTGCTGTTGCTCTGGCAAAGTGCGAATAAGGTTCGAACAATTCGAAGTGATCTTCATCATCGAAGTCACTTCCTTCGTGTTTGGGTCTTCGAAGGGTTGCAAATACTTTCTGACGGTCAACCACCCTTCGACACGGCTGTTGTCACCACCTTCGATTCGCAATCCCCACTTCTCCAGTTCCTCTTTGCCTGTCACACCTGTCTGGTCATTCCTCTTCCCGACGATAGCTGGGTCGACTATGACAATACTGATATTCTCTTGCGGTGTGGTCATCGCGAGAATCTTGATTGCAAGTTCTTTGTATGACATTCACGGTCAGTATAGTTCACGGTAGCAAGTCACCCGTCACTGTGTGTCCTGGGCGAGCCAATAGACGGCAGACGGGTTGGCGTATCAATAATCGAGACAAACCAGATAGCGTTTCGCCTCTTTCGGTATCATCGGCGGTATGATATGGAGTGAATCGCGGAATTCTGTGAAATACTGACCGTCAAAGACATTCCAGTCACCTTCGAGATAGGCACGACGCTTCTTCTCTGGGAGTGACAAGAGTGATTGGATATAGTCTGGCTGTGTCTCCAGGAGAATTTTGTTGTCCCAGACGAGAGCGGGAATGAAGGCATATTCTTCGGCTTTTTCATTCTTCTCTTTCTGGAAGTCTCGGTTCACGAAGATTCGACGAACCCACGCGTGACCCTTGCCACCAGGATTGGTTGATCAGAAGAAGTTTGGAATGACGCCTGGCTTCGTTGTTCGAAGTGAAGTCATCAGTGTTCGCCATTCTTCTTCTGTCCAGTGGGTCAATTCTTCTATACAGATGAAATCGTATTCGATACCCTGGAAGTTCAAAACATCTTGAAGGTTCGCACAATATGAAAAACGGATAGTGGAACCGTTGGCAAAAGTCATCAAGTGTTTCTGGTCATTGTATCTATACAGTGCTTGAGGAAGTTCGTTTCTCATCGGCGTGATCATATTCTCTTCCACTTCGGGAAGAGTTCGACGCAAGACGAGTCAACGAAGCCCAGCATAGGAGAGACACTGACGCACACTTTCCGCACGCATAGCATAGGATTTTCACCCACCTTTCGCACCACCATAGAGCCGATACTTTGCGAAGGCATTGGCGAACTCCAATTGTTTTTCTTGCAATGGATAGAGTGCGTTTGCTTCCATTATTTTTTCTTATTGATTTTTTGAAGTTTCTTTTTGTCTGCCACTTTCTGTTCCACTGGTCTCAAGAATTGTGACGAAGGCATATTGGCAAAGTTCACAGTCAATGTCGATTTCTGCATTATATCCATATCAATCTTCTCATTGAAGTCTTCGGCGTATGCCATAAAAGTCTTCACCGCACCGAGTTGGATATTTCAATCCGCGTCGTTGGTTGTTGCCGCTTGCTTCAGTTGCTTCAAAACCTTCGGTGTGTGTCGCTGCATTGAGTGCTTCAAAAAGTATTTTCGGAGCTGTTCGACCTCTTCGACCTGTCGCCACTCCCACAGGGTGTTTTTGTTGACTTTATACCTTGCACAAAATTGCAAGTTTGTCAGGTTCGAACACTCTGGACAAGCGATAAAAGCAGCGAAAAGAACTCTTTTGGGGTTGATTCCTTTGAACCTCTTCAGTTTTTCCGCCCCTTCGGCAAGCTCTTCAGCTGTTAAAAATCACAACTCGATTTCTGCATTCATCTTCAATTCGTCTGCGTTGGGTGTTCTAGTGGTCGCGGGCGGAACCTGTGGCAGAATTCCTGGTTTCTGAATAGTTTCTGGAGCAGAAACAGGAACGGCAGATTTGTCTTCTGTTCGTTCCTTTTGTATTTTGCCACTGATTGGCTTTTTGACGGGCTTTGGTGGTGTTTTTTTCTTGATTGCCATTGTGGGGGGCTGGTGAAGAAATAGAACTGTCTGTGGTCAATATTACGGAAAAGGTGAGTGTTTGCAACTATGCACAAAAACAGGCAAACCGTATGGAGCGATTTGCCTGTGGTGTCCCCCACTAGAAAACACCGTTGAAAGCATAGGTGTTTTTTTTGCGGTGGCAAATATTTATATCTTCTCTGCGTTCTCAATTGCTGCAATGACTTCATTCAGAGCAACGGCGTCTGGTTCTCCAGAAAGTGGCTGTCCTGTCTTTGGGTCGACATAGGTGGCAAGCACAGCGTCGAGACCAGTATTGAGAGAATTGAACTGTTCTTCGTTGAATTCTGCCGACACTTGAATCTTGCCAAGTGCTGTTCTCTTTTCCTTGAGTTGTTCAATCTCTTTTTCCATTTCATTGATTGACAATTGAACTTCATTGCCTTCTTCGTCTGAATCATAGGGCTTGACACTTCCTTCTGTCATCTTCTCACCCGCAGCAATGATTCGAGCGGCACGCATTTTCGCTTCGTGCATTTGAATTTTGTCTTTGAGAATCTGAATTTTGCCTGTGATCACGGGTGTTCATTCTTCCCGTTGTCCTTCATAGCTTGAGACAATCGGTCGGATAATGTCCAGGATATTTGAAACATTCTTCACCGCTGCACGGGTGTTGAGTGTGATCATTGTGACAATGGAATAAAGATATTGCATTCCAGCGTTCGAAAGTTTGATTTGCATTTTCATAAAAAAGATTTGTAAAAGAATAAAAAGATTATTTGCGAATCTCTCGGAGTCTATCGAGAGCGACGACTTTGTCCACTGGCTGTTTGTCTGCGTCTATTCGTTGGCAAACGCCGACGACTGTGGCTGTCTGTGCTGTTTCATCTACGGAGCGGATATGCCCTTCCCAGAGATCCATATTCTCTTCTTTGGCAATCCAATAGACCGACATTCACACACGCCACTTTGGAAGTTCGAGTTTCTTTCCCATATTATCTGTGAGAATTATGGGAATTATACGCACGGTCAAACTCTTTCTGTGACATCGTCATCAGAAGAATGAACTGGACGAACGCCACGATTGCGGGAATGAGTGTCCACGCGAACAATAACATCACGATTCCAGACGCTGTCCTTCACAAATAGAATCTGTGAATCCCCAGCCCACCCAGGAAGAAAGCCAGAACGGCTGCGGTGCTTTTACTTTTCATAGAAGAAAAATAGAAAATAAGTAGTTTAGAGACATCACGGTCTTTGATTATTTTGAAACCTTCAAATAGAGCCATTCAACAAAATGCAAACTCTGTCATCATAGCTGTTCGTCCATATCCCACATAACACATTGATTTTTATATTTTACACTCTTGGGAATCTTCCCTGGACACTTGAAAAATATTCAACTTCAATCGACCATATATTGAAAACCGAGAAATTTCATCACCTGTCAAAGTCAGAGATATTTCAAGTCTCAATAATTGTCTGACCGAAATGCAACGCGGTCACTGATCTTGTCTTCAATCTTCAAGAGAAATTTCAGCTTTGTTTGGGCGGGTGATATATATGGTTTTGCCATAGGATTATGGTTCGAGTGATTGAAGTATTGTTTCGAATGCCTGTTCGCTCTTCGGATAAAAATAACAAGAGCAGAAGCGAAAAGAATTGTAGACGGGGATATAGTAGAAAGAGCGGGTTCAAATATCCTTCTTCCAGCGGTGGTCTTTCCATTGTTGCTTCTCAAATCCCAAGAGGGTCAGGAACTGTTCTGTTGGTGTGTATTGCATAGATTATCGGTTTTGTATGAATCAAACCGCTTCCGTGAAATTCGAGAATTGAAGTGGTTGAAAAAATGGATCACCAACAAGACCAGAATGTCTGTGGTTCCCGTTGATCACAATGGAATCATATTCCCCTTCCATTATTTGCCACCTGGAACGCTTGAAAAGAAACAGAAAGTAGAATGGACGCCAGGTGATTTTCTGTTCGACAAAGAAAACTTTGACTTGGAGATTTTTGTGAATCTCATATTCGTTCCTGGTGATTCTGTATTCTCCATAATCCTTCACCACGATATCGTCTGGGTGAAGTCTCTGGAATGTATGAAGGCAATATTCAAGCATAAATTATTCGATAGATTGTAAATTCTCGGACATCTCTTCGAGTTGAAAAACAAAGTCATCGAGATTGTTGGCAATATCTTCCATTGTAGTTCCTTTGTCGCTGTTCTGGATAGATTCGGGCAAGTTGTCAAACGCTTCTCTCTCTCAATAGGCAACACACTCAATGATCTCTTTGAATTGATCTAGGAGAACAAGTGCTTTTTCAATCTCTTTTCTGCGTGCTTTGTTCATAGATTATCAAAAAATAAATAATAAAAACCCTATGACTATCGCTGGAATAATCCAGAAAAATATCCAAGCAGAATTCCATCGGTCAGACGCTTTGACGAAAATCACAAAATATATGAAGAAGGCAACAAAAAGCAGAATGAAAATTCACATCATCTTCGGTGACAAATCAATGTCTTCACAATACTTCTTTCAATCGACCACAATACAATCAGTTTGCGTTGGAATAATAATTGGAGTTATCATAAAAAAAAATAATTATAAAATAGAATCAATCTCCACATAAAAGCATTCTTCTCACTTCTTGCACACGACCTTCTCGGCTTCTATCTTGTGAACCATATTGTCATCAATCTTCGTGTGTGTGTTCTTGAAGTGTTCAAACAAACAATCCTGTGCAATCTTCAAACAGTTGTCGAGATCAGACCTGGCAGAAATATAGAACACCCAGGACATCTTGAATGGTGGCTTGCAATCAATCTCCACTTCTCTCAAAGCCCGTGCCATATTGTGCATAAATATCTTCTTTGCTGCGGTGCTGTGTCTCTTGCCTGTGTAGGCGTCATTGACCGAGATCGGTTTGAATTCAAATTTCATCATAGGTCTAGTCTTCGTAAAAGGTAAAATTGGCAGCGTGTGGGAAGAATGACTTCGCAATATGCGGCATAACCTTCGCCCCGAACGCATAGATGAAGTTCTTGTCTTCCTCTTCATTCCTCTCTTGTCACTCTGGCAAAGGTTGCACGGGTCACAAATAGCATTTGTATACTTCGGGCAAGGTCTCCACGAGAACGCAACCGACGAGCATTCACTTGGCACAGTTCAACCAATAGACATCTTTGATTCGGTGGTTCATATTTATTTTTTTAGATAATCCTTCTCAAGAATAGTGTTCTGAATAAAATCAATCTCTTTATAGACGACCTTTGGAACGGCAATCGTTTTGTGTGCTTCTGGTTGCAATTCTGGTTTGGTGGGTTCCAGGAACATCAGATATTCGCCTGTTGGGTTGAATTCGTCCTTGAACCAAGAGACGGCAGAAGAAGGGATATAGAATGTCATTTCGCGTGCCTTCGCTTTGTGTTCGTACTTCTTGAGCGTTCCGACGATATTGGTGACTTCATTGATCTGATTCCATTCTCGAATGGTGTTGTTGATTTCGTCGAAGATATCCTTCGTTTTCTTCGGGATATAGTCATCAATAGAGATTTGCTGCGGTGCCAGTTTCTCAATGAGCGAATCAATCTTCTTCTCAAATCCCTTGAAGTTCTTGACTATAACGAGATTGTAGGTTGTAGAAAAGGTTTGGAAGTAGTCATCAAACTTCAAATCAATATTCCAGACGAAGTCTTCGTCGCACTTGATTTGACCGACCTTGAATTTGAAACCCTGTGTCTCGATTGTTTCGGGTGGGTTGAATCGTGTTGCCTTCGTGAGTGCCGCTGTGTCATAGTGGGATAATTTGACCATAAAAAATGGGGTGAAAAAATAAATATTATCTGCATTCGAATCCTATGCGACCAGGGGGGGGTGACTGTGTTGGATATTTGAGTTCAATTCTCAAACATTCGATTTCGTAATTTTTTTTTGCGATTTGCAATTCAATCTTTTTGGCTTGAGCGGTGTCGGGAGTTATGACGCCAGCTTTTCAAAGAATGGTTTCTTTCTTTGCTCTCATTCGTGGTTTTCTTTTATACATAGATTCTATGAATTACAAACACGACGAAGTTTCCATTCCGTTTCGAATTTGAAACGGTCTTTGACAAGGTGGCGAACAGGGTATCAATAGAGCCGTGAATGAATTGTTCCGTTGTTGTGAACTTCTGTGTAGTATTCGAAACACTTCTGCATTTGCCAAGCTGGGTCTTTGAAGTTTGGGTCGTCCAGCGTCTCATCGTGCCACGGTCTGTTCCATTGGCAGAAACCGTGACCGTTCCCGTGATCGCCGACGGCTGTCGGGTCAAACTGTGATTCAGCTTCGACCGTCAAGACGAAATCCATATCGCCTTCGGATATATCCCAGGCGTTGTGGACATTCACATCTTCCACGAATGTTTTGTCTCTCCAGGAAACCTGGCGAAGAAGTTTCTTCACTGGGTAGGATTCGACCCAGCAATGGTTTTCTATGATTGCCGTGGGCTTTGCCGTGTTGGCAATGACATTCGAGCCAATATAGATGATTGCCAAGAGCAATGCACAAACGAGAACAATATGTTTTGGTGTGGGGGTGTTCATAAAAGGATTATTGGGAAATATATTTTCTGAAGCTGTTCAAGAAATACTTGATTCGCTTCTTGGTTTGGTCTGATTGAATGGTATTGTCGGCGAAACTGTCTATGTCGTCCAGGACGGCAAAGATTGTCACGCCGCCTTGTTTGCTTCTCTGGTAATCGTCGACCGCTTTGGGCGTGATATGTCGGACACCGTTGATCATCACCGTTTCGATTTCTCCACTATCACATCGACGATAGAGAGTGCGGAAGCTCATTTGAAACAGCTTGAGTTTGTCAGCTTGCTTCAGTGTGATTGGTTGGGTTGGAGTTTTGAACATATTATTTGCGTCAAAAAATATCTTGGTCGCCGAAGAAGTATCATTTGCCAAGTCTGCCAGCACACGCGATTCATTGAGCGAGACCGAGAATGACAAAGAAAATTGATATTCCGAGAAAGAAGGGGCTTTGTCAGCTGGTGGCATACCCTATCAGAAACCAGATAGAGCCATTCAGAAATCCGAGCGAGCCGTGAATCTGGTATTTCATTTTTTCCTGGTTCTCCAGGAGAATGTCCATTTTCATTTCCTGTTGTGAAATTTTTTCCATAAGTAAAAGAATAATAAAAATAAAAACTACATTTTTTCCCACCACATTTCTTTCTTGCCACGCTGGTCTTCACCTTTGAAGTGAACCGTGCGTGACACTTCGAGAAGACGGCTGGCAATCTGTGGCATAAGGAACTTCCCTATGTCTTCGATTGATTGGTTGGAAGTGACAATCACTGGCTTTCGATTCTCATATCTTGAGTTGATCACCAGGAAAATTTGTTCACGCAACCAGTCTGTCGGCTTCTCCATTCCAAAATCGTCAATCACCAACAGTTCCACTTCACGCATATCTTTGAACAGGTCTTTGTCTTCCGTGCCGCTGTCGAATGACTTTCTGACACGGTCTGCGACTTCCGAGAAGGACACGAACATCACTTCGGTCAAATACTTCTCTATGAGTTCATTGGCGATTGCGGACGCTGTGTGTGTCTTGCCTGTGCCGACATCACCCCAGAAGTAAAGACCGAACCCGTTTGTCTTCATCTCTTCCCAGCGTTCGACATAGGAAGCACAAATCTCGAAGAGTTTTGGGGTCTTGGCGAGGTCTGACAGTCTTTTGTCCTGGAATCTATCGGAAACACCAGATTTTTTCAAGGCAAGGGCGATTCTCTGTCGTTTGTAGGCATTCAGCTTCTCGACCTGTGCTGGTTGTCGGAAATATGCGTCGCGAGCGATTCAACCCTGGTCACATTCACAGAACCTGGGAATCTCTCAATAGACCATATTGTGAACAGTGTATTCACTCTCGATCCCAGTATCGTTGCAAGACCTACACGGTGACTTCGTCATCGGCTGTTCCTGTTGAACTGATTTTTCCTGTTTGGGGCTGGCTATGTTTTGGGGTGTGTGGTTCATTGTTTGGTTTGATAGTTTCGATTTCGTCATTCCAGTTTTCGCCGTTGATCCAGGTGAGCGGGTTCTTGATATATCATTCCTTCCACTTCCTGTTCTCTATCTTGTTGCGGGCGATTGATTCCAGTATCTTCGGGAGCAATGATGATTCGAGCTTGAGAAATTTTGTTTTCGCTTTCTTCTTGTCTTCCTTCTTTGGATAGGCAGACCAGAACGCTTCAAATTGCTCTTCGGTCATTGTCATCTTTTTTGGTGGCTGTTTCGGCGGTGATTCGTCCAGTTTGGCTGGTGCTTTCTCTTGGACATATTTTGCCCGCATTGTCCGTCTCTTTTTCAAGAGCGGTTGCATTCTGTCGATAAGGTGTTGACTATATATGCTGTTCTCTTTCTTCTGAATCAAATCGAATCAGACGAAAAATTCTATCATCTCGGTCAGAACATCTTCAGTGATTCCGAAGTCAGCTGCAATCACTTGGATTTCTGATTGCGTGAGTTCGATTGTGAATTCGTCTGCGTTGGTGAGAGTTTCGAGCAGCATACAAAAAACAGCATATCAATCGGCACCCCATTTGTTGCGGGCGACTTTGATCACTCTATGATTCCGAAGATCGGTATCGTGAGAAAACCAGTCTGCATTGTTTTTGGTAGGTCTTGACATAGTGGGTGTCTAGATAGAAAAATTATTGTGTGCGTTCTTTGACGAACTTTCCGATTGCCGATTCTGGAATGCGAATGATTCTTCGGATAGAACCCTTTTCGGATATATCCACGAATCACAGCTTCCCGTCTTTTATCAGTTGGCGGATTGTCCGTTCTTTGTAGCCGAGCAATTTCTTGTCGACCACTTCCTTGATTGTGAAGAGGGTTTCGTTTTTCATAAATATATTATTGAGAAATTTGGGTTGGCTCTGGCGTGACTGGAATATTGAAGTGTGAAGAAAGTTCTTTGAAAGAACGAAGTTTCACGGGCTTCTGTTTTTTAGCAGAAGGAACATTGGTTGGCTGTATCATAAAAATAAAATGGTTATATATTGCCAAGTGACAATATAGGAAATAAGAAGGTGAATGCAAGCAATATTTTGCATTTGTTTGCAACGAATTGCCGTTGTTTGCATTGAATAAGGAAAACACTATGGATTGACAATTCCAGAGGCGGTTTGTTGCATAGCAAGTTCCCACACTCATTGATTGATTTGTCGTTTCTTCGCGACTTCCCAGGAAGTAGGCAGAAACCTTTTTTCATCGTTCTGAATTTTGGCACGAATTCTTTTGATATGATCTTCGCGGGGAAGCTTTCAAATATCATCGAGAAACACAAAGAATCAATCTCTGCCATTTTCTATGATATCGGAATAAAATTCTTTCCATATCTCTGTCGTCAGAAGCACATCATCATTCCTGGTATCTGGGAGTTTGTCCAGGATAAAAAGAATCTGTTCTGTGACTTTTCACATCTTTTTTGTTGGTGCCAAAAATGGATATTTTGGGACATCACATATCGAATCATCTGTCATTCTGATATCCTCAATTTTAGGAGAATATGAATATGAAGGTCACATCACATAGATCATATATTCTCAAATATGAGCAACTGGATTCTCCAGAAAATCACCAATCGTCGCTTCAACGACATATGAAGGGTGTGGTCTGTGTGACAGCCCCTTGATAACATACGCCATTCATTTTCTTTTGACATACCAATCTTTCTTGTCCGTATCGAACGGATAGAATTCTGATTCTCATTCGAATTTGATTTCTATTTTCATAGCGAGGAAGGTGAAGAAGTAGAAGGTTTGTTTCTCTGGTGGTAGGGGACATATTCACCATATATGAAGATATATTCTGCCACTTCTTTCTGTCTGAAGTGAAGTGTGTTGCAATACTCATAGAACTCGTCCACGACGGCTGTGATTGCTTCAGCTGTCTTCGCTTCTTTCTTGCGTTTGTGAAGGTCTTTGACCTTCTGAATTTCCAGTTTGATTTCGTAATTCATAGAAAATATTTTAGATGATATTGCGGTTCAATAGTTCGAAGTAGCATTTCTTTGTCGCTTCAATATCTGCCATAGCATTATGAGCATTGTCAAACCCCATTCAGAACAGTTTCTTGTGGAGTTCGTCCAGCTTCGGATATTTGAAACCTTTGTAGTTGCTCTTGATAGCACAGAAATCAATCGTCGCTTGCATTGTGCAAAACTCTTTTGCCAGGAACATTTCTTTCCATTCATTCTTCCCTGGCGTGAGATCGAGCGGATAGAGACGGTCGAGTTCTATGAAGACGATTCGACGGTCATATTCTGCGTTATGACAAACCACAATGTCGACGGTGCGAATGAGTGCTGTGAGAAGTTCCGCGAATGATTCGAATGCTGGTTTGTCAGCAACCATTTCGTCCGTGATACCGTGGACGCTTGACGCCTGTTCGGGTATCGGAACGCCAGGGTTGAAATAGAGATCATTTGAAGTTTCCTTCAGAATGGTTCCGTCCTTCTCATATTCACCCAGGATATATCAGAATTGCAATAGGTGCGGTTGTGCTTCGAGTGGAGCGTTTTTGTCCTTCTCAAGAAGCCCTGTCGTTTCAGTATCGAAGAAGAGTATTTTTTTAGACATAGGAGGGGATTATTTGATTTCAACGGTGTCTTCCTTCTGGAAGATATTTTTTGCCACCTCTTGTGGTGTCTCTTCGACTGGCTCTGACTTCTTCTTTTTTCCTTTGGCTGGTTTGGTCTCTGTCACCTTGATATCTTCACCGACTTTCTCGACGACCGCTTCTGACGCCTGTGATCAATCTGGGTGTCCAGGGTCGACCGCTGTGGCTATTGGTTCGCCAGCTGGTGGCGTGTCCTTCGGTTTGAATTCCTCTATCTTCATTTCTATCCTCTGAATGAAATCAAGTGCCTGTTTCTCGGTCAAACCTGTTTCATCATTCACGATATAGAGTTTTTTGATTGTTGCCTTCTTCATATCCTCTGAAATATCTGGTCGATATTTCTGAAGACCCTTTTCGTCTTTCTCTTCACCGCGTGTCTCGATTGCGGTTTTCATAAAGCGAGACCACACATCGGCAATGAGTTTGACTGTCTCTGGGTCGACGCGTTTGTCACCGATACCCTTTGGGACGACAGCACCCTTGAATCCTGGTGGTGCGTATTTGTCTTCCTCTGGTGGGGCTTCGTGCTTGGCAACGACACACTGTTCGCCAACACACATCGTTCACATCATTTTCACCCACTCGGAGAAGTCCAAGCTGGGATTGTCAGTTTTGAGAGCGGCAAGGCGGTTTTTTGTCGCGAGAACAGCGTGTTCTTTGACAACCATATATCGTTCACCCAGTGTCTTGTCAATTTCCAGATAGCCGACGACATCACAGGCAGCGGCGATTTCTGTGGCAGACTTTCCATTCAATGACGGATATATTCTGATCACGGTGTCTTCGTCCTTCTCGACATTCTCTTGAGCGAGAAAAATACAATGCATAGGAAGGTCACGAAAGTCACGAATGACTCTCTTGATTTTTGTGGAGACCTCACCCCAGTCATCGCGACGAATGGCACGATTGTTTTTCCTCTCGATCTCTGCCTTGATTATTTCATTGATTTCGGTGATCGAATCAATAATGACGGTTTGATAATCGTGTTTGACTGTCTTCAAATAGTGGTGAGCGTCTTGAAGGTCTTGCAATGATTTGACAATGATTGCGTCTGGTGCCTTGTCTGCGATAGAGAGAAGACCAGCTTCTGCGGAAAGGAATATCGGTTTCGGTGCTGTGGAAGCGAATGTCGTCTTGCCAGAACCTGGCTTTCCGAATATAAGTGCCTTGATAAAGTGATCCTGGGGCTTGAATTTTACGATTTGCATAGTGGGGGTGGGGTTGGAAATATTATTTGGTCGGTTCGTCAACTGGTTCGCCTAGCTCTGGAACGATTCGGTTCAACCAACTTGATTTGACGAAGGCAGAATCGAAACTGTTGGTTCACACTGGGAAGATGATTGTTGTCTTCGCTTCGTGTGTCTCCTTGAACAACTCGAACTTCTCTTTTCTCGGTTCGTGTTTGTAGTATCGAACCAATGCCTGTTCGGCGTTCTCGGCTGTGATAGCAGCGAGAAGATTGTTGTGTCATTCACCAAAGATGATGAAGCATTTTTCTGGTTTCATAAATAGAAAGAGTGAAAAAATAAATATTATTCAAAGTCACGCGTGACGACACTTGCGAATATATTCACGACCGCCATTGGGGCGAGGATAGCCACAAAATACATTGCATAGGCGTCACGGAATTGGTCTCCTATTGCTAGGAACGCCAGCATTATGATCAAGAGACCTAGACAGATTTTGTCGGAGAGCTTCCGAAAGACCAAAAGTCTCTGTGTCATTTTCCGCTCTTGCAAGCGAGATTTTTTGAAGGTGTGCTGAATCATAAATAGTGGGGGTTAAAAGATAGGCACGAAAGAACAATATTCAAAACCAGAGACTTTGCAAATATTTTTTGCAAGTCTTTGCACGGCGTTGCCTGTATTTGCATATATACAATTCAGACTTTGGCTTCTGTATGGGCTTTGTGCAAACAGTTGCAAACAGTTGCAAAATTGTTGACAAGCCGAAAAAAGTGTGGCACACTGTGGGTGTTATTTCAATAACCCAAAAAACTATGACTTCAAAACCCCCCTAGCGTTTCTGACATCAGAAACCATTCAGAAACTCTATTTTTTATCACAGAAACTATGCACAATGAAATCCAACTCGTCAACCAGAACCCGTCGCGGGAAATATCCTTCCGCAAATACCAGGTCATCAAACGCCAGGACGGATTCTTCAGCACGACAACAGAAGTCATATTCAAACCAGAATATTTCAAATCTGTTGACCGTATACAGACAGAACAGCGAAACAGTATTCAAGAGAAACGCCCGTTCGGACATTCTCTTTTCTCTTCGGTGAAGGTCGCCAATATTCAAATCAACGGCAACCTTCGTCTGAAATTTTAGTTCCTATCTATCAAACCCCACTATGGAAACATTCAATCAAACATATCCTGGACACCGCACCATTCGTTCGATTATCTGGTCAAAGATACTCGACAGCATAGAAAGCGTTTCATTGCTTGAAATGACAATCAATCTCGGTCTCGGCGTTCTCTCTGGCTGTGCTGCCTATGCAGCGATTCACCCAGACCACGCACAACAGATCGCGAGAGCAATCAATGAATGGCAGAACTATGCCTTCGCAAAGACGGTTCTTTCATTCGGAATCCTTTTCAACCTTCGCAAGATATATCATATCGTCCAAATATTGGTCGCCAGACACGCGAAAGCAACTCCAACGGGTGAAACCCTTGAAGGAATTCCAATCGTTGAAATTCTCGATCATCTCTTTGAATTCCAGAGCTTCAAGCGTGACGACATAGAAAAGAAGTTTTGAATCCCACGAAACCGATTCACCGACCTTGCACAGAAATTGGAATCACTCGGCATTCTTGCCCGTGGCGAAAACAATGCCCGTGTCCTCAATCCAGAATATAGCCGTTCTGACATCGCCGCTATTCTCCAGGGAGCCGAACGGTCTGCCGACATCAACAAGGCGTTCCGAGAAGTTCGACCAGGTTCATTCACCAGCGAGCCAACTGGAAAGACTATAATGGAACGCGTCAAATCCTTCCTGTCCCCTTCCCCACGGTTCCCACTTCACAGAATCGGCGAAGAGTAGGAAAACCGCTGCGGCACGGTATGCAACGGTCAGACAACCACCTTGCAACCCACTGGCAACCACTGGACAACAAAAGAATCCCCAAACGGGGATTCTTTTTGAAAGTTTGTTCACATTGGGTGTCGCCCACTATACAAACTAGCCCACTTTGTTCACTTCTGTCACTGACTTTGACTGTTGCTGTATGATCTTCACAAAATATTCATAGAAGATCACGGCAGAACCGAGCGTCGAAGTTGCGAACTGTGTGACCTGTGCCTTCGTGACTTCATCAACAAAATATTGATATGAAGAATATATCAGAGCTGCGACGATCACAAAGACAGCAAGAAGGAATCTGTTTGAGATTCCCCACTTCTTCGAAAGTTGAATGAGTAGAGTGACCAAAGCACCAGCAATGACGGGAATGAGTGTGTCCATAGAAAAAAGGTGAGAGAATAAAATTATTTACTATTGAGAAGGTTTCGGAGAATACCGATTTCTGCGATTTCCTTTGTGATACCTTCTGCGTCTGAATAGTTCGAGAAGAGTGGCAATTTTCCTGTGCTTTCTCGAAGCTGAATCAAGAGTTCTGAATATGGAGAATGGGCGGTCAATTCCAATTGTTTCTTTTTCTTGAGAGCCAGGAACGCTTGAACCGCGAGTTCGTCGCGAGCGTCTGCGATTGCATATTTGCTGTATAGTTCGCCAATCAAATCAAAAGAGATTGTGAAATATCCGTTGTTTGGTCAGTAGGAATTGATTGCAATGAACTCCCGCTTCTCCAGGTCATAATCGACCGCACCAGCGAACGCGTGACCAGCAAAGCCGTCATCAAGTCTTCTCCTATATTTCTTCGTTTCTCGAACATATCTCCAGTCTCCTTCCTTCGAACCTGTATAGATGAACGCACCGCGATTGATAGCGTCAATCATCTCTTCGACGGTGTTGACCTTCGCATATCCCGCAATCAGTTTCTTTGCCAGCATTTGATCCATAGCGGCTTGAAGAGAATCACCGAGGGTCTTCACGCTTGGTCTCACTTCGATTCGCTCTTCCCACAGGACACGGGGGTCTGTGAATAAAGCACCGCGTCATTGTGAATCACCTTCCAGGATATTCTGTGCATTATTTATATGACAGATTCCCTGGCGTGTGCAAGACATAAACATCAGAGAGTCTGCCCCCTGGTTCTGAATCACAAGACGGTCGCGAGGAAACTTGACCCTTTGAATAGGGTCACCACCGAAAGGAACTTCGGAATATTCGAAGTCTCGGTCACTCGGTATGTCGACGGCGGCGTTCGGTGGCAACTGTTCCATATCAGTATCGCTCATAAAAAGAGGGATAAAAAGTGAAATGCCCTATTCAGTGGGCTTTGATTCTGCGATTTTCCGTGCCTGTCTTTCGGCTTCTGCGGCTGTCTCTTCTTCTTCCAGCTTGGTTGCATTATCTCATTTTGTCTGTGAAACTATATCGCCGTCAACGACCTTCGTGTCATATTGTTCACAAATCGAATCATATTGTTTTTGATTCACAGTGATCACAGACGCTTTTTCCTTTTTGTCATAGGCGACCAGAGAGCTTTCAGTGATGAATCATTCATCATTTGTCTTGATATAGAGCTTCATATTTGAAGGATAAAAAATATTTTAGTCTGTCACTTCGACATATAGTGAACCAGTTGTTTTCGTGACAAAGAAATTCAAAGAAGTTTCTCAATAGTAGTCGAGATCAAATACATCAGTGATCGAAGTCGGAATCCAGTTTTTCCAGTTTCAACCGTCAATACTGTAAATAATACCACAACCTGCAAGCGTTGAACAAGCAACTTTTCATATTCTCTTCGCAGCACCTGAATAATATCAAAATGTTGCGACATTCGAATTATTGAATCGGAAAATCCAAAGACCATTTGCAAGGTCAATAATTGGTCAGTTCATTCTTGAACTCGATAATCCTCAAAATGAATGTCAAGTGAAGCTTCAGTTCAATGCAAGAGCAGTGTCGAGAATGACTGTTCTTGCATTCCCCGTAAGGTGAAGAATAATTTTTCAATTTATTTCGGCAAAAACTCTGTTGAAAATATATGAAGCTTGACTCCAGGTATCAGTTGAAGCGTTGAAAGACAGACAAGTATATTGTCAAACATTATCTTCAAAATTATTGAAAAAATGATTGTAAGAACTTCAACCTCACAATGCTGGAACCTTTTGTGTGTTTGACGCTCAACCATAGTTTTCTTGAAATGCTGTTGTTGAATCTGCAACCGTTGCAACAACGCTTGAAGGCAACGCAGCACCCGCGAGAGAAGACCAGCTTCACGAATATTTTCTTCCTGTATCTATGATATTTGTTGAAGTGTTTCTATAAAAAACATACACAACAGCACCGAACGCGAATATCCTGTTGATTGAATAGGACGCAATCACAGGAATTGAAAGTGTCGCGGAAAGTGTCGCGGTTGTTCCTGAAATCGTGACAGGATATATTTGAAGTGTCGCAAAAGAAGCACTTCAACCCGCTCAATTACAAGCAAGATAAAAATTCGCACTGTGTGATCATTGCATTGGAATCAGTGTCGGTGCTGAAGAGAATGTTCAAAATCCTGAAAGTGTGATTGGTGTTTTGTTTGAGAGAAAACCACTGGTGTCGTATGTATAGCGGTCAATTGCATAATATGGTGCTGCGGTCAATGCATACATAATATAGACATATTTATTCGTCTTGTCGAACCAATGCCCCTTTGAACTGTCATCGGCATTTGTATTTATAGACGCATATTGTCATTCCGCAGCAACTGTTTCGGCAACAGTATAGAGTCTCTTTGGTTGGCTGGTGTTGATTACAAGCATATATTTGAGATAAAAAAATAATTATGATTCAACGGTTGCTGTCAGATTGCCCTGTGCATTATAGGTCATTGTCCAAGTGTTCGAACCATTCGTGATTGTTTTGATTTGTCTGTTTTTATTATATGTCAAAGTGTAGTTTGTCGAATCCGCCGTGAAAGCCGTCAGAAGACCCTTTGTGTAGGTCGTGGCAGAAATATTCTTGAATCCGCTGGCACCCATAACACCACCAATCGCGTCATTTCTCCAGAGAGTGATCGAAGTGATATCACCACCAGAAGTGATGACGATTGCAAGGCGGGTATAGTTTGAATTCCACGCACTGGTTGAAACCTGTATTGCCCCAGAAGAATCAATCTGGACATAGTTTGTCGCGTTGTTTGTCATCGCGACAGTTCCGCCAGCATAGTTTCATTCGGTGCTTCCGACACGGAATGTCCCCGCACCGATATCGACATCGAGACCACCAGAATCAAAGACTTTCAATCGGTCGGAACCTGTTGAATAGAGATCGTCCAAGTCAGAATTGATTTGATTCATTCGGGTCGCCGTGATTGCGTTCCCGACAGACCAGGTTGTTGAATTGAGTCTTGGCATAAAAAGATTGTAGTTTTTAGACTATAAAAAGCAACTAGGTCGCCGAACTGATAGTGATTGCGACATTGATTGTCAGTGTCTCATTCGCAGAGATAGATTCATTCATCTCGGTTCGAGATAGGAGATATCCGCTGTCTGGCGTTCCTGTGCCGTCACAGAATACTCACGCTTCGAGATAGGTATTGCCAGCCACTTCGGTCGTGGTGAAGAATTTATCGAGATAGGCAATCTCATCAACTCTATATCGGTTCGTGAATGTCCCACGCAGCTCTTCTGTGACCAGAGTGGTATCGGTAGCGGCTGGAGTACCAGAACCGCTTCAGAGAGCAATATAGTTCGCATTGAAGGTGCTTGCCACGGCTGTTCCTGTGAGTAGGGTCGCCAGCTGGTATCGAAGCACCTGTGGAATTATATTGTGCGTTTCGTGTATTCCAAGAGCAAAAAGCAATTGTCCTTCATAGGTTCGGAGAACTTTTGTGAGAAAAGCACACATTCTGTCCTTCGGGTTTGCCAGTCTGGCAATGAATGTTTCGACATTGTGTTTTGTCTCTTTGAGATAGAAGACCTCACACAATATCTTTGCCAGGGTTTCTGGCGTTGCCTTCGTGAATTTATAGTTCGGTTTGATTGTTGAAGCGGCGTGAATTTGCATAGAAATATATTATGAAACTTGTGAAAAACCACAATAGGCGTCGTTTGCCGTCCCGCCTTCGGTGAAAGTGAGTGTGTGGGAATACTCACCCGTTCTGAAGTGAGCATAGAAGACATCGGTTTTCTGGGTGAAAGTGTAGACATCTTCTATTTCCAGCGTTTCATCAATGTTCTTCACTATATCAACCTGTTCGTTCACATCGACATTGAGATCATCGGTCTTCTTGAGAAGCATTTGAAAAAACTCTATGAGACCGAACATCGTGGAGCCAGCCGAAATGGTATACCGCCAGCGTTCATTTTCCTTTGACGCCTTTCATACCTTCTGAATCAAAAAATCATCATCTATGCCACGGCTTGAATCAGTGATATGAATAATCTGTCCAGCTGTGAGACCGTCAATCTCGGTCGTGAAGTCTGCCGAGAGAATGGCGTTGGCATATGTTTCGACTTCTGCCCTGGCTCGAAGGCGTGCTTCATTCCAGTCTTTTATCGAAGAATCATTCACCACAGGTCATTCGAATATCCCGTCACCTCCAAGCAATGCTTGCATTGCCACAATAGACGCGTTGTTTTCGACGCGGACACGGATTGGCTTGTATGGATAATAGATTCGTTTGAAAAGCGTACCAACGGGCAATATTGACGCCGACGCACGACGCACGACCTTTTCCTGGAAGTTATAGACATAATCGAACAACGCTGGGTCGTCCAAGTTCTCGATCCCCAGACTTGCCTGGACATACGAAGAACCAGTCCCCGTGGTATCGACCCACACTTCCAGGGCTTTTGGTTTGTAGTCCAGCCCCCACGATTCTTGTTTTCCGTCACAGACCTCAATCTGCGTATAGGTGAAAGCGTCAACCGCTTCACCACCGCGGACAGTCTGCCGATTCTTCAGCTGTGAAATATCGGCTGTGATTGATAGGTTCGAATAGTTCTGTGAGCTGTCAGTGATTTCGAACGGTGCTTCCGTATTGTTCATTTTGAACATATGGATATCGCGTTCATAATCCACGAACCAAAAGAAGTTCTGGAGCTTCGCGAGCTGTTCAAAGAAGACAGTTGGTTTTTTGTATGGAACGCGGACATCAACGAAGAGACGGTCGCCACGAATGACATTCTGGAGAGTGAACCCACCCTTGCTGGCGAAAGCGTGGTCGAATATCAGATTGCCTGTCGGGATTGTCGCATTGCAAATCACCTCTATTTCCAACCAATCAACCGTTGCCAGGTTTGGCGAACCAACCACGGTCGCACGGTCGAATCGAAAGGCAATATAATTCCAACAGTTTTCGTTCGCTGTCCCGAACCAATCACTGGAACCTTCATAGTAGTTTGAAGAATCATTCCCCACGCGGTATTTGATAGAAGTGACACTTGCCCCGTATGCTGTTTTTATCTTGAACCACAGACGGAAGTGATCCATTGTTGAAATATCGACGGGCGTGATTGTCGTCGTCCACTTCGCCGTCCCACTTCCAGAAGTCCCTGTCTTTTGTGCATAGCTTCATTGAATCCTGTCATCGGCTTCGTTTGCCATTGCCAAACCGACGCCAGACTGTGTCCAGGCAGCTTCGAACAATGAAAGGTTCGTCTGTGCGTCCGTGGCACAATAGTCATAGATCACGCGTCACATCATTTCGCGGGCATATTTGTTTTCATAGGTGTCGGCAATGTTCTTCGCGTCAAATATCTTCGTCCAGTCTGTCGCGTTCACTTTATAGGAGAAAGTCCCTGTGTATCATATTTCTTCGTCTGGATTTTTCATCGTCACGCCAGAGAAGACCAGGCGTCCGCACTTTGTCCACTGTGCCAGGTTCGCTGGAAGATTGGTGGTGAGTGTGATTGTCTTGGTCGTGTGATTGATTGAGAGGATTATTTTTCTCACCTGTCCAGCCCCTTCGATATCCAGAATCAATTCGTCGCCCGCTCTGAATTTTGTCGTGGTCTCGAAGGTATCATTGACGACCAGGTCGGCTTGTCACGAATTCGCCTGGGCTGTCAGTTTGAATCCTTCGAAGACCTGTATGATCGAACCTTCTCAAATCTCTGTTTCGTCGATAACGAAGGAACAGGTGTTGGCACGGTTGTTCAACTGTTCCTGAATACGAATCGTATTCCTTTGAACACTCTCTGTGACATCGGTTGTGTTTGAGTAGACCAGAAGCATTTTGTCGTTCGTTATAGACTAGAAAGAATTCAACCCTGTGTGTTGTTTGAAGACACCAAGTATCTTGTCGCCGACCTTCTGGAAATATTCATCATCATCACCATAGAAGTTGTTTCATTCAACCTGGACAATGATTGTCGTGCCACCACCTCACTTGAGCTGGTTCGCGACATTGCCTTGCTGTGCGGCATTCAAGACGACTTCACCAGCCGAGAGCATTGCTGGCACTTTGTCGATTCCGTTTGGTCATTGAACCACACCGTTTCCCGCAAATCCTTCGACCATACCGCCGTGAGCAAACCGAGGGAGTTTGACTGTATCGACGGTTGGAATCTGGAAGAGTTTGTTGACGCGGTTTGACGCACGAATCAAATCATTCAATGCGTTGATTGTCCAGTTGATAAAAGATTCGATTGTTCCTATGACGCCATTGAATACACTCTTCGCCACATTGGCAATTCCAGAGATCATCGCGTGGAATCCTTCCGTGAATGAGCGTTGACCGTCATTGGTGAACCAGTTGACTATGTCGACGACTTTTCCGATTATGAAGATTCCAATTTCTGTGAGAATAGCGGTTCCAATCTTCTTGATTGCTTCCCACGCACCAGACCAGAGTGTTGATATCGTTGCCAAAGCACCACGCCAATCGCCCGTGAGCAATTGCCAGAACGCTTTGAATGTCGTTGTGATAATCGTAATCCAGCCAGTGATCACCAGCGTCAATGCCTGGACGGCGAGTTCCAGGACATTCACTATTCCAGACCAGGCGAGTTCCGCACCGAATTTGATTGCGTCCCAGAGCATAGTGAATATTCAACCGATAACAGCACCGAGACCAGAGAAGAAACGAATCATTCATTCCCACGCGTTCACTTGAACCTGTCTGATAGTTTCCCACGCGGCTTCCGTGTCGCCCGTGAGAAGTTGGAAGAATGCCTTGAATATTCCAATAATGCTTCAGAAAGTCATCTGAAAATATCCCGCGAGCATATCCCACACCCCTTTGAATATAGGAACGAACGCTTCAATGACGGCTTTGATAGCTCACCACGCAGCAATGGTCAAGTCTTGAATGCCGAGAAAGTTGTTTTGAAATGCTTCATAGAGAGCGTATGCCGCCACACCAATCGCGGCAGCCCAACCGATAAACGGAAGGGCAGCGGTTCCGATAGCGACGAAGGCAGCACCAACACCAGCCAGAGAGACCGAGAGGATAGCAAACGCAGAGACGGCAGCCACGGCAAGAACCGAGACAGCCACCAGAATCATCGTGATATTGCGGACAGGTGCTGGGAGCTTATTGAACCAGTCAAAGACCGCACCAACACCATTGGCGAGCATTGTGAGAGCGTCTGCGGTGAATCTGATAGCTGGTTCGAGTGTCTTTCACAGTTTGATTTTGAGACTATCGACCGCACCGCTCAAGAGTTCAAACGAACCACGCAGATTGTCCATAAGTATCGCCGCCATTGTCTTCGTTGTCCCTGTGGATTTCTCCAGCTCTTTCGTGAAGTTCTTCAGACCGTCTGCCCCAGATTCCAAGAGAATATTGATTTCTGCGTATGCGTCCGCACCGAATATCGCGGCAATGGTCGCCGCCTTCTGTTCCTGTGTCATCTTCGCTGTTCCTTTTTGTAGCTGGTCAATAATGCTTGCCAAGCCAACAAACTTTCCCTGTGCGTCAAACGCTTGAAGCCCAGCGTCTTTCATACCTCACGCCATTTTTTCCGTTGGGTCTGCCAATCGTGTCAAAGCGGTTCCCAACGCACGCGTTGCAACCGAACCCTTCAGACCAGCATTCGCGAGAATTCCAATCGCTGCGGCACTCTCTTCAAGAGTAATCCCCAGCACTTTCGCGGTTGGTCAGAAATAATTGAAGGATTCTGACAGATCGAGAATCGTTGCATTCGACTTGATAGAAGCGGAAGACAATATGTCCATAACCTTGCTAGTCTCTGAAACATCTTTGCCATATTGGCGAAGAACACTCGAAGCGATATCGGCAGACTGTGCGACAGAGATATTCTGTGCAGCTGCGAGATCGAGAGCAGCGGGAAGGGCTTGAAATATCTGTGCAGCGTCGAATCCCGCTTGACCGAATATTGTGATTCCTTCTGCGGCTTCCTGGGCTGTGAATTTCGTGGTCGCTCACAAATCCATTGCGAGCTTCGTCAAATCCTCAAAGGTTTTTTTTGTCTGTTCGTCCTGTCAAAAAAGTCACAGGACGGCTTTTGCAGACGACATCTGTTTTTCAAAATCCGCGAAGGCGTTCACAGCGGAAACACCAATCGCGGTGAGTGTGCCAATAATGGCAGTACCAGCGGCAGCCAATTCGGCTTTGCTATATTTGCCGTTCTCTCCAATACCCTTCACGCCTTCCTCAATATTCTTGAGAGCTGCGGACGCTTGGTCTACAACCGAGACGACGAATTCGACCTTTTGAGCCATATAGATTGATTATCGTGGGGGGTTTTTTTCTGGTTTCTTATTGCGGAAGAATGCTTCTTTCTGGAGTACCAATACGGCGTCATCATAGAACGATTGTGTCGTGCGTGCCAATATGTCTTCTTCCGTCCAGCCGTATTCGCGGCAGAGCTTCAGATCAAAGAATCGAAGGACGAGTTCTTTTTCATATTGTGTTTTTGCTTCGAACGGTTTGCCCTGGACGAGAAGGTTGAAAACCCTATCCTTCGCTATTATTTTTTTTTAGCGTCGGAATCATCGCCAGCACCAATCGCCAAACTTCCGTCAGAATTCGTGTGTGTCAGCTTCTTGCCTGTCACCGCTTCCTGGAGAATGATGAAGTCAATCATCGGAAATTGTCCGAGAATTTCTGCGGTCACTTCCAACGGTTTTTCATTGACAACAAAGTTCCATTTCTTGATTGTCTTCGCGACCATTTCGAAACCGAGTTCGGCAGAACGGTCTTTGTCCAGTGTTCCGTCCGTCAGTTGATATTTCTTTTCAATCTCTCTCTGTTCGGAGACCATAAGAGAAGTAAAAACCACGACTTCGCTTCCTGGGAAAGAAGGGAGTGTGACAGTCCGAGTTGGTCGGCTGTCCATATTGAATTCAACTGTTGCGTTTTTCTGTGCCATAGTGGGGAAAAGTGAAAAAATAAAGTAGGGAGTTTGTGGCACTCCCCAAGCCATTTCGATTATGCAGTGTAAACGGTTCAAGCGGAAGCGTTTGTCACGAGCATTCTCAAAGCACGACCGTCAGTAGTATCATAGAACAGTTCCGCTTCAACAGAGATAGCGTAGAGTTCATTGGTACCAGTTGGCATTTCGTGGCTTGTGAATCGGCAGTCAGACATCTCAATCACGAACTTATATGGAAGGTCTCCAGTATCTGTGGCAGAGACGATTTCATTGTTGGTGATTGTGATTATACCAGCACGACGAGTTTGATTCAAGTATTGGTCACGAAGGGCAACCGTCTCGAAGTATCGTGTGAACTGGAATTTTGCAGAAGCCGCTTTCGGAGCAATCACAGAAGGTGAAGCACGGAGTGAACCATATCTTTCTTCGAGATCATTCATATAGGAGAACTCCCAGTCTTCACAATTCTCTTCCGTAGCCGAAGCGGCAGCGGTCAAGTCTGTCGAGAACTGGAACTTCGCGTGGAAGAATGAAGCAACCTTCGCAGCAACAGCATAGGAAGGCGTCTGTGGTTGCAGTTCGACTTTTGCCTTGTTGGCAACAGTGAATGAAGCCGTGAGCGTCGCGATAGTGATTGTCGCATTCGCGAGAGACAGTGAAGCAATCGCGTCGATTTCGTTCTGTGGTGTCTCATCATAGGTATTGATATTATCAGCAGCGACGAAACCTTCAGAAGAATCGAGAGAGATCACAACACTCGAACCGCCAGCAGCGTCAGCAATCAGAGTTCTCTTCTGGAGAATTCCGTGTGCCTTGATACCGACATCGAGAGAAATGATACCGTCAGAGCCAGCGATTTTGAAATCGTTGACCATAGCACCGAACGCACGATCGACAGAATAGTTCTGTCGGTTGTTGGTGGTGTCCGTCAGATTGCCCTTTCCTTGCTCTATGGATAGACCGTAGAGAGTATTTGCAACCGTGATTGTATGGGTGAAGACAGAAGCGTCTGTGCCACTTGATACATCGGCAGAAGAGAGAGTCCCCATACCAGCCGCGAGCCAATGAACAGCTTCATTGAAATCGAGATCGAACTTGTATGAACCTTCTGCGGTGATTTTACCTGGCACGGCATTCAATGCAGACCAACGATTGTTTTGAATCGGATCATTCGCAATGATTTCTTGTTTCAACATCACATCACCTTCTTTGAATCGAAGGAAGTGTGACGGTTTGACAGCTGTGGCAAGTGTTGTCTCTTTTTTTACGGCAAGATAGCCGAGGCGAGTTGAAGCCATAAGGAAAAAGGATAGGAAATATTATTCAGCTTCAGTTCCTTTGAAAGAACTGGGTTTGTCTCTTTTTGAAGATTTTGGTTCTTCAACCATTTTCATTGATTCGTTCTGGCAGAGATATTCTGCGTCTGATTGTGAAACATCAATGGTCTCACCAGGTTTGATCACGGGAAGACCCGTGAATGCGACTGGTTCCGAACTTGTGTTCTTGATTTTTACCATAAGGAAAAAATAGGAAATAGAAACTATCTGTCACCGATTGCCGTCACTTCAACGGTGGTTGTCACCTCAAAGGTCGGAAATCCACGAACATCACTGAAGGAATAGTTCACCGAACGCACCTGTGCAAGCTGTGACGCTTTGCGAGGGTTTCCGTCTGGGTCAACAAACGGCAGTTCGGGGTTATTCTGAATAACGCCACAGACGGAGAATTCCGCCGTCTCGTGGTCATAGTCAGCTTCTTCAATTTTATGGATTGCGTCTTCGATATTGAAGACTTTTTCGACGGTCATCTTTTGGAAGACCGCACTTCATACATAGGTTCCTGGGTTGCTCACCTTTGCAACAACAAAGGCGTTCACCGTGGCAGAAACGATTTCGTAGGTTCAATTGAATGTCTGTGGTGAAGAGTTCTTCACTTCTATCTCATCACCCGCAATCAGACCGTGAGCGGCAGAAGTGAAAGTGATTGCACTGTTCGCCCATATACCGCCAGAGATTGCCACTTCAGAACCAGCTTCAGAACCGAAGTATGATTTCATATTGTAGACCAGGCGGATTTCGACCGTGTGCTTCTTCTGGTCATATCTCGATCATCTCATCAAATATTCTGAAGTGATAGGTTGGACGGTGAGAGCTGGGAGTGACGAAAGGGGAATCAACACTGGATCGCCAAAATATACCCGCTTGATTCATTCAAGGGGTGAATTGTTTTGCTCTATTGCAGATTTGAGAAGCGATTGAATCGCCAATATAACATTTTTCATTCGTTCCTATAAATAAGTAAATAAGCAAAGGAGGAAGACGAACAGTGTTGAAAGTTATTGCTTGAAAACAGTATATATCAGAAAAAAAATATTCAACAATCGAACTAGACTTGTTGATTGAATATTCCAATATCTCTTTGAATCTTGCCCTGGAGACTCTTGACGATTTTTGTATTTGTTGGATTGTCTAGGTCAATAAGAACACGCTGTGGGAGTTTTGACGAACCTGTCTGGTGATATATTGCTTTTGGGTCTTTGAACCAGAGCGTTCACATTGTGTCGCTCGTCTTGATCATTTTGCTCTGTTGCATTTTTCCAGTCCAGCGAAGGATTCCAGGATTGCTTGGTGTGTTCTTATAGTATCACCAGCCCCGCTGTCGTGCCTTGACCGTAGACGGAGCGAGAGCCGCCCACCGTGGGGCTTTCTCGACATTCGAACCTTGTTTTTGAAAAATAGCGTCTGACCGTTCGCCGACAATCTCACAGGCGTCTTGCAAAAACTCTTTCATTTTTGGCAGCTGGGTTGTCAGCACGCGAAGATTCCGAGAGAGTTCAATTTGTCCGTTGACTTCGAACTTTATTTGCATACTAGAGTTTCATTCAGATTGAAAAAATATTCTCACCTGTTGTCGCACCACCCGCCACCATTACGCCACTTCGCTTCTTTGCCACTGTGGCAAATTTGTTTCAGTTGATATCCAGGAGATTCACGGGCTTCTCGTCGTCAGAAAGTTTCGTCAAGAGGGCTTCACCTTCTCGAACCTTCTTGGTTCCTTCTTTCTTGGTCTCGTCGAAATCGTTTGTTCCGAATTCTTTCAAAAGAATATATCCAGCCGCAATCAATTCTTCCGCTCTTGCCAGATATCATTCTGCGTGACTGTCTATGAAGTCCGCGTTTGCCTGGGTGAGATTGGTGATTTCATAGACCGAAGAAACCATTCCTTGAACGATTGAGTGTGCCTGTTCGATATAGACATCAATGGTGGTGTCAGTTATGTTTGAATTGCCTGTCAAACCAGCTTCCGCACGCACGCGGGAAGTGGAGACATAGACTGGATTATTTGCTTGTCAGAGTCAAAATGATCAGAGAGACATATAGAAAAGGTTATGAAACTATTTTGATTCGAGAATATATATTTGTGCTGGTCGGCAATCATTCATCATTCTTGCAATCCCAAACCTGGATTTCTCACACTTCATCTTCCAGGATTATCTGTGAACCGTCTATGCGGAGTGTTGCCCGTTGCATTCTCTCCAATAGTGCCAGTTTCGCTGCATTTGCTTCACCTGTGGTTTTGACTTCTTCCAGGGTGTTTTCCTGTTCTGTCGTCATTCCCGTTGCAACAGTGAGCGTTCTGACTGTTTCTTCCCACACCGCCGTTGCGATACCCTGGACGGTGATATCTCCAATTTGAAGGTCTGTGGCAGCAATCTTGTCGGCAATAGCTTGGATTATTGCCTGGCTGTCATCTTCGTCCAGTATACCAGACTGGACAGCGTTTGCAACCGCCGTTCTTTCTCACGCTGTGAGAGTGAGACCATTCGCGGCGAGGGTGTTTGTCAGTATGTCGTCGATTTTCGCGAGACGACCAGCCGAGAGATTCGTGTTGATAGTGTCGACCGCGGTTTTGATAGCACCGAGACGCACACTGTCCGTGTCCAGCGTCGCGAGAATATCCGTGCGGAATGAAGAGTTGAAGGCGTATTGATAGCGACCAATGACCGAGTCTGTGCCAGCGTTGGCAAAATAGGCATAGTCTTTCGTCCTATCATACCCGCTGTGATCAAATTTATATATTCAGTTCCCAATCTCTGTGCAGTTTCCAGAAGCCGCCGTCGAACCGTCGGAAAGGTCTATCACAGTGACAGCCACGGTGAGACCTGTTGCTGGCGTTCCAGCTGGTGCGACATAGACGAAACATTGGAACATTGTGAAGAACTAGGAAATAGAGAATGATTTTTCCACTTCGATTGATTGAATTGTCGCCTGTGCTTCCGCATAGGCAGATTGTCCATAGTATTCGAGAATAGAATTTTCGACCGCTGTGACAACCTGGTTTGAGAGAGTATCGGCGAGATTCTTTCTGAATTGGGTTTTGTCCTTGTCTTCTGGGTATTGGTTCTCCATATCCATTTCATCAAACCAGCCAAGTTTCTCTTCGGCTTTGTTGGCAATCCATTCCTTTCAATCTGGAATGGTGATTCGGGTTATGACTTCAATTGTTTTTGACATATTTTGAACAAATTATTGACAACCTTCACAAAGCTCTGGTGGGGTCTCTGATCCTGGTGCTGGGTCTGGAAGTTCGAAATTGTCTGAAGGAATGAGAGGCGAAGGAACCGACGCATTCTGTGGCAAAATAAATAATCGAATTTCATCATTGAGAACCTGGATTCTTTTTTCCGTGATAGCATAGACATTCATTTCATCGTATATCTGGGCTTTCAAATCCTTCAAGCCAATGAATATTTGATTGAGTCTTTCCATATTCACTTCTCCAGAGAAACCACGAACACATTGTCATCTGTCAAAAGAGAAAATCCCAGGGAACATTCTGAATTGATAGTTTGCTGTCACTGAATCTGGCTTGTTTCCTTCACACTTGTATTTGAAACATTTGACACTCGGATTCTTCTTCGCGAACTCTTCAAATACTGGTTTGGTTCTGTCGCAATTCGGACAGCCAGTCTCTCGATAGAACATCACAACCATTTTGTCAGTGGATTTCTCAATCATCTCTTGAAAATTCTTTTCATTGACTTCCTGAATCATAGTGGGTTGGTTAGAAAATTAACGAACGGCAATTTTATGCCACATCTTTGAAATTATATAGGTTCCAGAACAATATCAACCATATTGACCCGAACAGCTCATTCCGTCCCAGGTACAAGTTCACTGTGTGGCACAGTCTTCAGCAGTGGAGAATCCAGAACACTCATAATATGTCCAGCTACAACCCGTAGGCGTACAAGCACCAGACGAAAGATATTCGCTACATTGTCAGTTCTCTCTGAATGGATAGAAAAGACCAGAAGCGTATTGCGTCGATATACTCATATCAGAAGCCCCTTCAATGGTTTCAGACCCGTCTGGATCAACGACCACCACGCCAGCGGAAGAATCAATCTTTTGGACATAATAGGGTCGACCAATCTTGTTGCCGTCGAATACTGTGTCAATAGCTGGAAGGGCAATTCGAACCACTTCAGACCAATTGCAACCAGTTTCAGCTTCACACGCTCATTCTGTGCCAAACCCCGTGCAACTTGCCGTCCCGCCACACACTCACCAGGAACCAGTACAATTCCCCGTGGCATAGGAGCCAGAACACGAATAGGAATCATAAGAGCCAGAACAGTTCGCAGGGCTTACCACATAGGTTCCAGAACAGCTGGAAAAATACATTCCAGCGTTGCAACTTCATTCGTCCATATAGCCAGAGCAAGAACCACCACCGTCACAACTCGAACCATTCCAGGAACAAGCCGAATAGTTTTGAGAACAACCAGAGGTTGATCAGCAAGTGGATTCATCACCATTGAAAGCCGAACAGTCTGCGGTTGATTCCATATTCCAAGTACAACCCATATATGATTGGCAAGTTGATTGGTCTCAAAATCCAGTACAAGATTGAGGATTATTCGCCCAAGAACACCCGCCATATGATTCACAAGTTGATTGATCACCGAACCCACCACAACTGGAAGTTTCCCAAGTACAACCCGCTTGTCATTCACAGGTTCATTGATTTCCATTGTAGTCGGAACAATAGTATGTCGTCCACGAACAACCCGCCGTCGCGTGTGATCAGCAAGTCCCAGAATCTCCATAACTTCAGCAAGCGGCAGACGGAGTTCAAACACACGCTTCCGCTTGGCTGGCATCAACGAGAAGAACAAAATCATATTCACCCAAAGTATAGTTTGCAGAAACATATCGTCCTTTCCAACCAAAAGAACCAGCGTTGGTGAAGGTGCTGTGACCAATAGAAGCCACACCAGCCGACACTTTGCCGCCGAATGTCCCTACGCCAGAAGAATATATTCACGCGGAATATATCTGGGTGACAAGACTGGTTCCTGTGATTCAACCACCGAACTCAAACATAAACCCACTCGATCCTGTCATTCTGGCAATAATAGAGCCGTCAGACGAACCAGTGATTCCAGATTTGATTGTGCTTCCGAATTTGAAAGCAATATGACTGTATGAACCCGCTGGGTTATGAAGGGTCAAGTGATCGAGTGTGCTGGGCTGTGAATTGCTTGCGGATTTTGATATGACAGCAACCCCGTTGAATGTTCCGCCACCTGTTGCCACCAGGTTTCCAGAAGTGTCGACCGTGAAGAGGTCAGAGAATGCAGCCCCATTGATAGACGCTTGAACCTTCCAGATACCAGTGACGGCAGCTGCCCCAGATACGGGCAACAGATAGTCTCGAATCTTGACAATATGAGACGCGGCAGTGGCGTTGGTCTTCCTGGCTGTGCCAACACGCGTGAACGCGGGCGAGACCTGGACAGGCACACCCGTTGTCGCGGCGGTGGTATTCTCGACAACCCAACCGTCTGCCGTAGTGGTGACGAGATTATCACGACGAACCGTCTGCCCCGTTGTCCAAACATAGGCATAGGAAAGAATGATATTGTTGGGAATGACGGGATTATTTCAAACCATATTTATATTCGAGGGTCAGGAGTTCAAATAAGTATTGCGGCGACACTTTCAGACCAGTTCGAGCCAAGAGGGTCTTTGGTATAGAGACGGGCTTCAATATCTTCGAGGTCTTGAACTCCAGATTCCCAAAGCTCTCGGAATAGTGGAGAAAATTGTTCGACCCAATGTTTGGCAACCACTTCGACATCAAGCCCATTTTTCTTCACCATTTTCTCAATCAGAATCATCTGAAGTCTATTTTCTGGGAGGTTTTGGGGGTATTCTGTTTCCATATTATTCTTGATTTGATTTTTTGAAATAAGTTCTTTCCGCTATTGAAATAATTGGGATATATGCAAGCGTGAAAAGCATTTTGAGAATCCAGCTTCACCAGAGAATCGCAAACCAATCCCCGCACACTCCAAAGAGTATGACCGAGAATATGAGTGATTCGACCATTGAACAGATTGCCACACTGACAATATAGGAAGTATGTTTCCCAAACGAGAGGTCACGGCATATCTCCAGGAGGTGAAGAAGAAAGAACTGTGCCACATAAAATGAGAGAAACGCACCGACGGCGATTCCGATTGCTTCATTGGCAATCAAATTCACCGCGTTGGCATAGCTTTCATTCCCTGGAAGGGTGGGAACACTCACAACGAAGAAAAGAACGCAACAGACCGCCGCAAAATTGAAAAGAGACATATTCAGACCACGGAGAAAGAAGTTTTTTCCTTCTTTGTAGAATATGAGTGTCTGAATGAGAAAAATTGTTGAATAAAAAAGGGAACCGATTGAACTGGTCACGCCACCAATACTGATCATCTTGGATCACAGAAAGAGAACCAAGAGCATATTGACCACAACGAAACCGCGGAGACGATAGCTGGTGTTGAAATGAAGCGACCAGGCGACCGTTATGTATTGAGCGATCAAGAGCAGTAAAATGTTCATAGTGTTATGGAATTTTTGTATCCTGTGGGGGATTTTTTACATAACGCATTTTGAAATATTCTTCCACGAATTCCATTGTCCGTGTCCCCATATAGCCACCGAGAGCAGCGAAGAGGGTTCTGACTTCTTCCGAGACACCTATGACGCCGCCGAATGTAGCGAAGACATAGCCCGTGAACATTGATATGAACATTCACGCAACGAAGAATCCTATATGAAATTTTCAGGTCATTTGATATTCGTGAAGGTTTTTTGCAATTCATCAGATCAACGCAATGAGTATATAGATGACCTGAATGGGAAGATTCTTCATATTGGAAGCATAATATTAGTCTTTTGGTTTTTCCTTTGATAAGGTGAGAAGGTCAAGAAGAAGTTTGTTTGCGTTGTCAATCTGGAAGTCTACGCCAGCGACCAGCCCACATTCTTGCAAGGCGAAAACCAGTTCCGCTTTGTTGTATTTTTCGGGCTTCTTGTCGGCTGGTGCTTTTTTGGGAACCACTGGTTCTTGATTCTTTGGCACCACTGGTGTCTTTTGTGGTGTGTTTCTGTCGTCAGAAACTTTGTTTTTTACTTCAGAAACTTCTTCGCCGATTCGAGGGGCTGGATTCTCGATCCCCATTTCATACGCCCGTTTCCCTGGTTCGACGATTTTCAAATATTTGTCGCCCTGGATAATGGCAAGCTGTTCGTCTGTCACTTCGCAAGAACGAGGATCAAGAGAGAACTGAAATCAAGCACGGTTCATTCGTCCGTTCGGGTGGTTCGGAAAGAGGTGAACAACGATTGTGTGGAGTTTCGACATAGTGGGAAGAAAGAAGAAATAAGTGGAACCATTATTCAAGATTCCAGAGAACCCACGACCGAAGTCGTGAGTTCAAGGAAGCCAGAAAGAAACTAGGCGATAGCACGATATGCATATCTCCAATCAGCATAGCCGAACGCGAAGCGTGCGTCAATACCGTATTTGATTTCTTTGCGGTCAAATTCAGCACCGTCTTCAGTGTCGAAAGTGAGTGCCTTTCGATTCTGGAAGATGAGTGGTTTGACTGGTCAGCTCAAATCGAACACATACCAAGTTGTGGTGAGTGTCAAATATGGATTCACAATGATTTCAAGACGACCTTTGAGGGAAGTGTTTGCATTTGTGTCACCAGTTCCTTTTGGATCGAAGATTTCTCTTGCAGTCCATTCGAGAGCTGGAGGAACCATAATATGAGTTGGGTTGATACCGACGAGACCGCCGACATCATCTTTGAACATCATCATTGCAGAAATGACAACTTTTGCGTTTGCAACAGACAGGGCTGTTGAAGTCGCATAGTTTGCTTGTGTGCCAGAGGCACCTTCGCTGTGGTCAGTATCGAAGAAATACTGTCCGTCATATCCAAGCGTAGTTGTTCCAGCTTCGAGAGCTGTGACGAAAAATTCGTCATATCCCTTTTTAGCAGAAACACCCATTCCGTTCACACGAATCTTGATTTGACCATATTGGTCGTCATCGAGAGCATTCTTGTTGACGGAAATTGTCGCTTCATAATCCTTGTTCTTGAGAGTGAACCCGTGTTCAAGGATTGCTTTTGCCTGTCGCTCATCTTTCCATTCACGGAGACGAGGAGTTGAACCAAGCCAATCATAGATTTCTTCAGACTTTGTCGAAGGAATTTCTGTGGTGAGTTGGTCATAGACTGTTTTTACAGTCTTGACGCCCTTCATAAATTCTGTGCGTAGCCCAGAAGTCAGAAGTCGTGGAATATCGCCTTTATTAAGCATAGAATATTTTTGTTAGTTGAAATAGAAAGAATTATGCTTTGAGAAGAGTCACACGGAAGACATTGTCTGCCGTAGCATTCGCAGCAAGAGTGACAGTACAAACCGTAGTCGCAACAGCAACGCTGTCGATAAACTGATCCTGGTTTGAAGTAGGAACAGCCGCGATTGGTGTTGAACCAGCTGGAACAGTAGCTGTTCCAGTAGCAGCACCCGCGAGAACTGTGACACTGACCACTGTGAAGAGGTCGGCAGCGTCTCCAGCAATACTATCAGCAATATTGTTGATAGCGTCGTCAATTTTGACATAGGCGACAGAAGCTGATTCTACCTGTACGATTTTACCAATCACACATTCGACATTTCCAGCGTCAGAAGTTATCGTGACAACTGAATCGTCTGTTGTGTTGTTGACAAACACTTTCTTTCCGACATCACCTTGAACGAGAGAATCGCTGAAAGTGAGTTTGAAAAGACCGTGTGTATAGAGTGGCACAACGATAGCAGAAGCAGCACCGTCAGTATTGTCGGCGAGGTCTGAAGCGATACCAGCGAAAATGTCGCCAGCGGCGAGCGTGTTCACTGATCCGTCTGGCGAGAATGCAGTTTTTGCAACCGCCTTGAGAAAGACGGGAATTCCTTTGAAGATTTTTGTCGCAGCGACAACTGGTTGTGAAACCAATACGCCTTCTTTGCGAGCATTATCAACACTTTGTGAAGCAGCGGTCATAGTATGATATGGCTAGAAAATAAATTATTTTGAAGATTCTGATTTCTGAAACTCTTTGAAAGACTCAATCGCGGTCTCACGATCTTGACCGAGTGTTTCCATAAAGAAAGAAATTTTCTCTTCGTCCTTTTCGGAGAATTTGGCAGCTTCACCAGTTGCAGTGGCATTGCCACCGTGACCAGCTTCACCAGCGTCAACTGTTTTCATTTTTTCAATGATAGAGAAGAACTTGGCAGCACCTTTCTCACTCAATGTCATCGCGAAATCAACAATCTCTTGGACATTCTTTTTGAGAACGACACCCTTTTTGTTGGTTTCAGAAAAGACCATTCCGTTTGCTTTCGCAAGGGTCTGATTCTTTCGTGCGTCGCGGACAATTTTCGCAGCGTCGGCAGCGGCTTTTTTATAGCCGTCAAGTTCAGACGCTTTGATTGTGACATCTTTGTCAACAAACCCAGCACCCTTCTTGGTCTTTTCAGACGCTTCAACTGTTTTTTCAGTTTCGGTTGTTTCTGTTTCCGTCTCTGTTTCTGTTTCCGTTTCAACTTCCGTTTCGGTTGTTGTCTCGGTTTCTGTTTCTGTCTCTGTCTCTGTTGTCTCTGTCTCTGTTGTTTCACCGCCGTCGTCCTCACTAAAGAGGGCAACAGTTTCGTTGAAAGCAGTTTTTATTTCTTCAGACAGATCGTCTTGAGAAGTTTCATTGAAACACGCCTGAAGGTCATCGCGTTCGTCCTTTGTGATAGACTTGCGAGAACCCAATTGTGTCAATTTTTCGAGTAATTTAAGCATTGGATTGCTAGAATTAAAAAGTAGAACAGACGATTCGTTTCCTGGTGTTCCCTGTTGGTGACGGTTGGCTGCGACATCGCCCACATCTTCTGACGCAAGCAATGGCGACATTGCTTTGAAGAATGGACGATTGGTGAACGCACCACCAATCAACAAGTTTCGAACCACAGACCCCGTTTCTTCGTCTTTTTTTTGGAACATTATTTCTGGAGAGAAATATTTGTACGCTCATTCCGTGAGCAGTTCGGCACCCTTCTTGGTTAGTTCGATTTTCGCGAACAATGAATCCTTGCCTTTGGTATAGAGTTCTTTGAACCAACCGAGTGCTTTGTGATTCTGTTCGTGGTTTTCATCAACCGCGAGTTTGATTTTTCGTGTGTTTTTGTCGAAGTGTTGTTTGACTTCCGAGAGTGTCGAAGCACCTATGTCGATTCGTCCATACATTGGGTGATTCCATTTTCCTGTTCGCATAATCTGGATATCAACCACATCGCCAGACTTGAATTCTTTGCCCTTTTCTGCGTGTGGGAGGTCTGCGAAGAATGCTCTGAAGTGGATTTCATCTGTTTCAGAACAACACACTTCCTGTGATCGTGCCTGGTCTTGTGTGACGATTTCATCGACGAGGTTTTCAATCTCGGTGTTTGGCATTGTGTTGACCAGCTCTTGAACTTTTGTGTTCATAACCAGTGAACGCATACGCCAAAGGACGCGGTCAAATTGTTTCGCGTCCATTCCCTTGTCATAGATGATTTTCAATATCCGTTCCGCTGTCTTCTTTTCCATTTTGGTCTGTTCCGCGAAGAGCTGTGAGATCACCGCGAGTTGTGATTTTGTCTTCTTTGTCATACCTAGATTTTATGAGATAGAGATTCGTCAACCTGGAACTGTGCCGTGTCGTCTGCGGTTGCAATCGCTTGCAGTCTGTCTTCGATTGTTTGCCGTAGGTCAAGATAAAATCAGAGAGCTTCTTGTTTCGGCACGACCTTTTCTTGATTTCAATTATAGATTCCGTTTTTTGTTTTGCAAGTCTCGTCTTCTGTTTTTGCCATTCTCTTATTCAGACGGCTCAAAAGATATTGTTCGGCGAGCTTCAGAGTTCCCAGCATTGGGAGTTCCAAATATTCTTCACCCTTGAAGCGAACTTCAACGGAATTTGTTTTGTCCAGGGTGATTGAAAGAATTGCTGTCATTTTTTCCGTTTATAAAATCCCGCCTCTCTATAATAATAATATTTACTATATCTATACTATACTATGAGAGTTTCTGAATGGTTTCTGACATCAGAAACACTTCAGAAACTCGACAAACCGCATTGAGAACACAAGCAATCAGAATGTTTTTTTTCATAGTGTCAATAAAATAGGGAAGAAGTAGGGTGAAAGTAGGGTGAAAATGCGTCGAAAGTAGGGTGATTTTTACCGCATTTTTTTTCCTGTGTTTTTACTGACGCAGAAACTAGGGTTTCTGAATGCAGAAACTACGCTTCGTCTGTGGAAAAACTGATTCAATCCGAGCGGAGAATGTCGCGGACATACTCTTCGAATGTCGATTCTGTTGCTGTGTCCAGAGAATTTTCGAGTTCCTTGATTCGGGCTTCGTGCTGTTTCTGTCTGTTGGGAAATTTCCCACTCTCTTGCAGTGTTTTCAGTTTCAATTTCCTGTCGTCGATCTCTTCTTGGATAATTTTGATTGCGGGACTGTTCTTCAAAATGATTGGGGCTTTGAGGTCTTTGAAGGTGTCCAGCGTGACATTGGCTGGAATACCAGAAGGAACACCAGTGAACTTCGGTTTGAATGTTTCTTCCTGGAGAATTTCAACCCAGATAGAACGGCAATTGTAGTGTCTCGGTGGTGCGTAGGCATAGAAATCAGGACTTCCAGCTGGCACAATGAGACCGTCGAGACTTCGGCAAATCTGTGTTGTCCTGTCGTCCAGGATAGCAGAGTATTGGAAGCCATAGATTTTCTCTGGGTATCGCTCAAAGATAGAAGAGCGACCGAGATTGACCGCACCAGTTATCCCCAGCGTGTTCAAAGTTGCCTTCGACGAGGTGAACACCTTGTCCAGATTCTCTGAAGCAGCTGCGACCGTTTCCGCTGTCCCTGTGTTGGTGATAGAACCACCCTTCTTCGCAATCCCTTCCGTGATAGCGGTCTTCGCTGCCAACTCCATTCGCGAGATCATACCAGCGACCACCGCGTCATTCTGGACACGGATTGCCCCAGAGACTTCGCGGGCGGTTGGTGGGACTTGAACACCCATTTCTGTCGCGGCTGTCTTCTTCCCTATCTCGAAGAGTTCCTTTTGAATGTTTGTGAGTGCCTGGGCGAGTTCTCCAGCATACTTCGCCGATATGGTACTGACGGCATTGATATCGTTGCTCTCGACCGCCTTCTTCACCTGGGCGAGAAGATCGATCTTCTGTTTGTCTGTGATCTCGGTGATTTTCTCATTCAATATCTTGCTGAATGATTCCATTGCCCCGCCGAGAGAATCGAAATTCACCTTGCGTTCTGCGAAGGTGAGAGGTCGAGCCGCTTTGTCTTCAAATTTATTTATTTTGAATCCTTTTTTTTTTATGTCGGCGAAGTGATTTCCGTCAACACATTCATTCTGAAGCTGTGTAATAAATTTATTGTTGAACCTGGCGGAGAGGTTCAAATATTCGTCATCGAACACCATATCCTTTCAGACCTTTTCGTGGTGACAATGTTCATCGTGGATATGTTCTTCTGAATAGAGACCAGACGCGGCACGAGTTGCGGCGATTTCCGCGGACTTGCCCTTCGTGGTATTTGAAAAGTCTTTTCGAAGACTGGCTTGTGTGTTTCGGTTCTGTGTGTTTTCTTGAGTGAGTCAATCAATCATTGCCTTCATCGCGTCACGCTTTGGGTCATTCTTCTCAAGCCCCTTGATTTTCGAACGGAGTTCCTGGATTTGTTTTCAGTTGTCCGCAACCTGTTGTTTCATTGGTTCGATAGCTGACTGGAGAGAAAGGCGACCAGCTTGGAGAAAAGCCCGAATCTGTTTTGTTTTCTCCACAATGGCTGTCTTTCTTTCCTTGATAACGGCTAGGACTTGACGACGGGTTTGAACCGCATTGGTTCGAATGGTCTTGAGTGGTTCTGTCTTCTGATTTCTTTCGGCTCTCATTTGTGCAATCTGTGTGTTGATTGCCTTGATATCGGCAAGCAACTTCTTCCTCTGTGCCGTTCCAGCTTTTCCAGCGGGAATCGCTGCCTTCGCTGTCTTGAGTCATTCGATAGAAGAACGGAGACCGTCCGTTCGTGCCTTGAAGTCTGTGTTCTCTTTGGTGATTGTGTCTGTCGTGTCTGCGATTTTCTTTGTCAGATTCTTTCTTCACTGTTGGAGCTGACCGCCACCAGCTTTCAAGAGAGCTTCTGAAATCGCTTTCTTGTGTGCGGCTGTGAGGTGTCCGCCTTTGGCAACGAATTCCATTGGTTCTTCGTCCAGGGCAAATTCCATTGCGTCCGTCATCTCATCGAAGAGAAGGTCGAAATCCTCTTCGTCAAAATCTTCGCTTGCCTGGAGTGTGTCCAGTTGGCTTTGAAGATCGTCGAGAGGGTCTGCGTTCGGGTCGATTTCATTGTCAGTTGGCAAAACTTCTCCAGTAGGGTCAAGAGCTGTTCCGTCCGTCACTCCCTTCTCACGAGGTGGGAGAGAAAGCATATCGCGAAGGTGGTCTTCGATATTTTCGTCTGCGTGAATCACTTCTGATCACACGAGGGTTGAAATGATATTCGAAAACTTCTCCAGGTCTGCCGAACCTATCTTGTCGAACTCCAGCGTTGGGTATTGCTTGACGCCGTCATAGTTATAGTCAACCAGCTCTGGAATAACAAAGCGATTGAATATGTCTGCGATATTCCGAGCCGCTGCGGTGAGACAGAGCAAGAAAAGGTCAGATTGGTCTTCTGACAAAGCACGACTTCCGCTGGCTGTGTCACCGAGTTCCAGGAACTGTGCGAGAATGCTCTTTGCGATTTCTCGGTTGTGGTGTTTGATAGATTCAAAAAGATTGGTGCTGTCGCTTGCGTGAAGGTCTGCGAATCCGAATTCCCACCCTTCCGTTCTTGGTCACGGAACGACCACGCCAGTCTGTTCGCTTCCACGAATGTTCTTCACTATCTCCAGGGCAGCGTCTTTGTCTTGGTCTGTCGCACCCTTGCCGAGATAGATCATCGGTATTCCGATTGATTGTCGTTCGTGTCGGACACCGTCAAAACGATAGAGATTATCCTTGAAAAACCAATGCTTATAGCACGAGCGGAGAACAGATATTCCTTCATAGTTGTCTCACTCTTTCTGGTTCGTGAACAAGACGAGCTTTGTGGCTGGAATACTGACATTCTGAATGCCGTCATTCTCACCGCCTACGATTGGGTTTGGCGAGATTTGTTCGACACCTGGCAAACCTTCTTGCGTTTCCCACTTGCTGATTGTTGTCTGTTTCCTATACGCGATTTTCTTGAGAATGATATTGCCTTCATCATCAGTTCCCCAAACCTTTTCGAAGAGAGAGAAACCAA